TTATTTTTTAAAGAAAATATCCGAACTGGCCCACATGCGCTGCCTGATGATTACCCCGGCAGCGACAAAGAACATATCGGGAAAGTTTGAAGAATTCGAACCCCCAGACCTGGATAGGGCCGTCGACGTTATCATAATGGAAACCGAAAGGTTTGATTTCGCAAGGCTTTTAAGGCGGCTGGCTCATTTCCGGGCATCCCGCCTAGAGGAAGAGTCAAATGAGCATCGCATTGGTGAAGCTCGGTCTGCCAAACGATTCTTTGATGAATCCAGGTATATAGGCGATTGCAAGCGCGATGCTTGCCGGGGATGTCCCCATATCAAAAACTGCGAAGTCCGCGGTAAGGAATGGCTGAAGGGAACCAATGCAATCCTGTGGAAAAATTTAGGTTCCGAAGAAGCCGAAAGATTCATCCACTATATGAAACACGAATTCATGGGGGGCATTGAATGAGCAACCACACCCTAAAACAAAAAGTATGCGAATGTGGTACAGAATTCATGGGATACCACAAAAACGGCCACTGCCCGGAATGCCGGCAGGAAATGAAACGCAAATGGCAATGCGCTACCTACAAGAAATGGTTCAAGGGCGGGTCCAAAGGCAAACGACGCGAACACGTCGAATTCAGCAACGACCCCAACATGGAAGGGGCAATCTATCTCTGAGAAAGGCGGGGCAAGGCAAGGCGCGGCCGGGCGAGGCATGGCGAGATGAGGCAAGTGCGGCCGGGGCCACAAACCCCGGCCACTCATCAAAAGATGAGGTAAAAAAATGAGAGACGGAATGCTAAAAGGCGACAAAGGTCTTGCAGCCTTTTTCGGGGTGCATCCAGATACCATACGAAAAAGCTGGAGGAAAAAATATAAATTTCCAGGAATTAAAATCGGCAAGGCCATTTTTTATGACCCCGATGAAGTCCGCCAGATGTTAAAAAAAGTCAGAGAAATCGACCTGAAAAATAGCCAGAAAAAAATACCCCTCTAACCTCCCTCTATCCTCCCTCTATCCACCTACATATACCCCCCTATCATACCTACCAATAACCCCCCACTTTATTTGACAGAAATACATACTGGCCTTATGCTGTTCTCGTATGAGTTCCTTCGATATTGCCTTTGAAAGAACCATCGGACTTGAGGGCGGATACTCGAATAACCCCGCCGACAGGGGAGGACCTACTAAATTCGGCCTTTCACAAAAAGCCAATCCAGACCTTGATATTCCTACTCTCACCGTACAGCAGGCCAAAGAGATCTACCGCAAAAGATACTGGAATCCACTTAAACCCGAGCGAATCGCCTCGGAGATCATCCAGCTTGAGATTTTCGACACAGCGGTAAACTGTGGCCTCGGAACGGCGCAGTTGATTGTCCAGCGGGCCTTGAATTTCCTAGGGGAGACTCTTGCCGAGGATGGACAGGTGGGGTCCCTTACCATTGCGGCCCTGAATCGCTGGATCGGAAAGGACAGCCTGTGTCTTTTCAAGTGCCTCAACGGCTTTCAGTTTATGCACTATGTCGAGATCGTCAAGAGCCGCCCAGGGCAGAAAATTTTCTCGCGTGGCTGGATGAAACGAATTCAGGAATACCGCGACGAGGAGCCATGAAGAAAGTATTTTTGATCGCTGTTTTGGTACTAACCCTGGCCGGCGCCGGATGGGCTGCTGGCCAACAACTTTTCTTTCAGGATTGGAAAATCGAGAAGGCAACACCGATGGGCAACGGAATTTTGCAAGTACTCTATCGAAATCCAGATCAGACAGTCGCCATCAAGGCCGTTGTCGCAGCGGTAATTCCTGACGGCACCTTCCTTGGCTATTGGTATTTTGACCCCGACCCCAAGGTTTATATTTTGGATAAGGAAAAGGGGAAATTTCTTTTCAATGCCGAAATCGCCAAAACCTGTGTTGACTGTCATACCAAGGGAAAGAAAATTTAAACTATGAGTGCGGTCATGACGCCAGAGAAATCCCGTCAATGGTATGAAGAATGGCAACGGGAAAATACGCGGCGATATGAAAAACGGGGTTTTTCCAGGAATGATCATGATGGCGAAATAGTGAAAGGATGTAGGCTGTCATGGAAGCAACATAAAGCAAAAGCCTATTGCCTAGATAGGTATAGGCAAGACACTGGAATCCAACAAGATCCAAAAATAAAGATTGAGCACGAAGTAAAACCAGTCAGGATCTTTTATGTCAGTCCGGAAGAGAAAAAGAAAAGCAGAATCAAAATCAAAAGAGACTCCGACTCCTGAGTTCCAGGACTTTTACATGGAGCCCTCGATCGTTCAGGATCAGTTTATTCAATCTGATGAATTAGAGAATTGCCTCATGGGTCCCCGGGGTGAGGGCAAAACCGAGGCCGGCATCATGGCCATGACGATCCACGCCGATAAGCAGGATCCTTCCTTCCGGCCGATCCCCTGGGCAATCATCCGCGATACCTGGATAAATCTGGAGCGAACTACGTTAAAAAGTTTTCTTCAACCTCGTCCAAAATCTTTTGCTGCCTCGATTCGGAATCGATTGGAGATCAAAGATGGCGGGCGCTTTCTTACCCTCCCAGGAATGTGGGAGGCTATGCTTTTTGGAATTGATAGCCTTAAAGACCTCAACGATCTTCAATCAATGCAGCTTGGAGGTCTTTGGATCGAGGAAGCGGCACCGGCTGCGGAAGAGGACATTGGCGGAGGCATTATCGAGGATGCCTGGGCACTCGGGATTACTTCTCTGCGGCACCCCGTAACCACGAATCGCCGCGCCCAGATCACCATGAATTATCCAGACGAAGATCATTGGACCTGGCAGAGATTTCATGAAGATGGTGTAGGCGGGTTCTTTCGGATTCCCAAAGGGGAAAACAAATTCATCGATGACCAGTATCGAAAGAATATGGCAGAGGCGCTAAAGAAACGTCCAGACTTGGCAACGCGGCTGGTTGAAGGCAAGCCCGGCCAGGTCCTTCTTGGCGAGAAGGTGATGCCCGAATATAACGAGGACGTTCACCGGGCAAGGGTTGATTTAAATCCGAATCCCAAATTTCCCACCTATCGTTTTTGGGACGGCGGCCTCACGCCGACCTGTGTCTTTGTCCAGATCACGCCGAGCGGTAGATGGTTTTTCCTGGATACCCTGCGCGGCCATAACATCGGCATGAAGCAATTTATCAGAAACCAGGTCAAGCCGCTAATCGCCCACCGGTATTCACAAATCGACACCTGGAACGATTACGGAGATCAATCCTTGGCCACTCCTGAGCAAAGCGATTCTGAGGAGACAGCCGCGAAGATCATCGAGGATGAGTTGAAAACCGTTTTCCTGGGCGGCGAACAGGGCTGGGACGCTAGGCGGCGAGCATGGAAAGACCTTCTTTTCTCGATGGCAGAGGACGCAAAGCCCCTCGTGCAGATCAGCCGACATGAAAAGATTCTCCATCGAGCCCTCAATGGTGGCTGGCATTACAAGAAAGATCCCAGCGGCAGGATCATCAAAGATGCCCCCGAAAAGGATATTCACTCTCACCCCTGCGACGCCGTGAGCCATGGGATCGCGCTAATCATGAACACAAAAGACCTTGGCCCGATGCCTACTCATTACAAAACAGAGGTTGACGTATTCGCGCCGAACTATGGAGCCCGGCCGACTGAACTCTACGGCGGCGGGGTCGGCGGATTCAGGGACGGCAAGACGATGGACGATTACAACCCATTCGCGTAAAGGAGAAAACAATGAGCAAAGACAAAGATCAGCCGGACATCAAAGAGTTTCAGGAGAAAGCGAATCCCCAGGCAGTAGGTGGAGCGCCGCCAGTGAATTTCAGCGCGGCCAAATTGCCGAGCGTGGACAACATCAAGACCCTTTCGGCAAAAAGAAAGTCAAGATTCATCCCGGGGCAGGGACACCTGATCCTTTTCGACGTTTCCATCACCCGGATGGACGGCAAGGTCGAGAATGTAGAAATGGTCGAGGGAGACTTATTAAAATTCAAGAAACTGACCGGGATAGAAATGGGGACGTGAAATGCCAGCAACTTCAAAAAAGATGAGGCGGGCGATGGCGATCGCCGAGCATCATCCGGAACAACTCTACGCCCGCAATCGGGACTTGGCCAAAATGAGTCAGGGGGATCTCCATGAATTTGCGAGCACCTCCGAAAAGGGATTACCCAAAAGCAAACGCAAACGGAAAACCGTCCTCACGGGGAGGCGCTAAAATGTGGGAACTCACAAAAAAGATTTTGAAAGATCAGCGTGGATTCTTAAGGTCTTCAAGATACACGCCTCCGCCCGCTGAACCGTCTCCGACCGAGGAAAACGAGGAAGCTAAGCGGGCAGCCGAGGAGGCGGCCGCCAAGGAGCGCGAACTGATGAAAAGGAACAGGCGACCGACGATGCTCACCGGTGCCGGGGGCGTAGCGGGGCAGCCGTCGCTTTATACGCCACAACTCACTGGAGCACAGGCCGGGAAGAAAACCCTAGGGTAAATCATGGACGCCAAGGACCTCATAAAACTTTGGGAAAAGATGAAAACCGATCGCGCCATGTGGGATTCTATGTGGCAGGAGATCGCAGACTACATCTTTCCCCGCAAGTCTAACATCTACCGGACCCAAGCCCCCGGGCAGAAGCAGACTACCAAACTTTATAGTAGCACGGCCATTAAAGCAAACGAGGACTTAGCCGCTTGGCTGCAGAGCAATTTGACTTCGATGGCGATGGATTGGTTTTCGCTCCGGATCGGCCAGGAGAGCGAGGAGATCCTTGATAAAGACGGCGAGACCTGGCTAGAGAACTGCAAGCAAACCCTCTTTGATAACCTTCGGGCCTCCAATTTCTCCGGACAAATGCACGAGGCCTATCTTGATCTCCCCTCCTTCTGCACAACTGCCATGTTTATTGAGGAACTACCGGAGGTCAACGCTCAATTCGGCGGCCTCCATTTCGTAACGCTCCAGCCCGGGGAATACTGCATCGAGGAAGGAGCTGACGGAAAAGTCAAGGTTCTTTTCCGGATTTTCAGTCTGACCGCCCAGGCCGCCTTTGAGAAGTGGAGCGATAAACTAAGCGACAAGATCATCAAGGCGAAAGATAAAGAGCCAGCAACACGCTTCGATTTCCTTCATTGCGTCTATCCGCAAGACTGGTATGGCGGAAGCACTAGGACCAGGTTGCCCTACGTTTCAAACTATGTGGACATGGAAGGCAAGAAGCTCATCCAACAGGCCGGCTTTCACGAGTTTCCTTTTGCGGTCATTCCTTGGATGAAGGCCTCCGGTGAGAAGTACGGTCGGGGGCCCGGATGGACAGGCCTGCCGAATGCGAAAACGGAAAACAAGGCCGTCGAGAATACCTTCAAGCAATGGGCCAAGGCCATTGATCCGCCGACCATGATCCGCCGGGGCGGCCTCATCGGTGCCCTGGTGCTTACGCCTGGGGGGCGAACTTACGTTACGGACCACCAGGCCGTCAAGCCCTATGAGACCGGTGCCAAGTTTGATGTGGATAAAGTGAACCGTGAAGAATTGAAAAACGACATCCGCGAGATCTTTCATGGTGACAAGATCCGGGTCCTGGCTCCGCCTGAAGAAACCGGAAAAATGACCGCCTTCGAGGTCAGCATCCGGTATGCCATTGCACAACAACTCCTAGGTCCGGCCTTTAATTACATCGTGAATGAAGGGCTCGCGGTTATCATCGAGCGTAGTTATAACCTTCAGTACCGGTATTCCGCGGGAAGAAACTGGCAGCAGGGACCCTTTGAACGTCCTCCGGAATCCGTTCTCCGGGCCGGACAAGTCGGGAAAGATCGGATAAACATCGAATACGAAAGCCCCCTGGCTCGCGCTCAGAGGATGCACGAGGTCGAGGCCATAATCAAATTCGTCGGATTTATGGCACCGTTCTCCCAAACCCACCCGGAATCCTGGGACAATGTGGACGTGGATGTAGGCGTGAGGTCTGCCGCGAAGATTATGGGGTTACCCAAGAAGATGATCCGGCCGATGCAAGGCGAGAACAGCGTCAAAACGATCCGGGAGGCCCGGGTCAAGGCACGGGTCCAGCAACAGGCTAAGGAAGAGGCGCAACTGGCCGCCGAGGTTCTATCCAAGGGAGCCGGTGCGGTCAAGGATCTACCATCGGAGGCAGTTAATCAACTGGCCGCGGTGGCTGGAGCTGGAGGGGTCGAATGAGCAAGGCTGGCGCGAGACAGGTTTCCCTCATTGCCGATTACTGCAAGATCCCGAAGTCGGTCTTGGATGATTTGAGGATTTCATTTCACTGTACCAGTTCCACGTTTGACCCGAATCCTTTTGCAATGGCCAGGAACGAGGGGCAGCGCGACGTGGTTTTGAGAATCGAGGACATGATCCGGCAAAGCAAAAATAAACGATTCATCGAGGCGCTGATGACACAACCGGATCCCGAACCGCAGGAATGAAAGGAGAATAATCATGGCAGATCCGATCCCAGGTCAAGAATGGAGAGCAGGACTTCCCGAGGACATCAGGGGCGAAAAGTCCTTTGATGTGGTCAAGGGAAAAGACTGGACCGAGGCCGGGCCAGCGATGGCCAAGCAATTTCTTGACGCGCAAAAGCTCATCGGCGGGTCTATCCGGATCCCCAAGGAGGACGCCAAACCCGAGGAGGTCGCGGCATTCTTCGGCAAGTTAGGTCGGCCAGAAGCCCCGGAGAAATACGAATTCCAGCGGCCGATGCTGCCACAGGGAGCATGGAACGAGGAGAGCGAAAAGCGTTACCGTAAACTCGCCCATGACATCGGCCTGAATAACAAACAGGTTCAGGCCCTTGTCAAATTTCACGGTGACGAGACCCTGGCCGGAATCCAATCGGTCGGCACCCGGCGGGAGGCCGACGTGAGTGCCATCAAGGCCAAGTACGGGGCGAATTTCGGCAATCGCGCAACTCTCGCAGAGAAGGCCGTCTATCACTTGGCGCAGGAATCCGGGATCACGATGGACAAGGCGAAAAACTTTCTCGAAGAAACAGGATTGGGAGATCATCCAATTCTGTTTGAAATGTTCTCCAAACTCGGCGAGGGATACCTGGAGGATGGATTCATTCGCGGCGACGAACCCGGATTCATCAGTCCGCAGCAGGCCGAGGAGCAAGCCAACGCAGAGAACAAAAAATACATTGATGAGCGAAGCAAGGGAGCCCCCCGGGATAAAGACCGGGAAGCCAAGATCGAGGCCCTTTTTAAAGTCGCCTACAGTACTAAGTAGGCACTCGGTTTGAAAGAGTCGGGCAGCCCGAAAGGGTCCGGCTGGCAGCCTGAACAGCAGGCCGTCAAGAACCCCACGTCAACGGGGTGAGGGAGATCAGGACGCACCTGGCAGTCTTCCGCGATTAGGTGAACCGCTTTCAAATTCACTTTTTCAAGGAGGACTGCCAAATGCCCTACGACACCTGGTTTGTTCAGCAATTTCAAAACACCGTCCTTCACCTTTACCAGCAGAAAGATTCCAGGTTTTCCGGTTACACCACGCCGCCCGTCCAGATGGTCGGCGAGAAACTGTACTGGGAACGCCTGGGACTGGTTGAGGCGCAGGATCTTATCAATCCCCTCGCAGATACGACTTACCAAAACGCCGACCAAACCCGGCGTTGCGTGAGTTGCATCCCGCGAGTCATCAACCTGCTCATTTCCCCGACCTACCAGCTTCGGCAACTCGTCGATTCCCGGAATCCCTACACCCAAGCCGCGGTATCCGGCCAGAAGCGGAAGCATGACCGGATCATCCTGGAAGCTGCCCGGGGATACGCCTACACCGGGAAGGATGGAACTACGGCGGTTGCTCTGCCCGATGGACAGAAAATCGTTCATGGATCTGTCGGCCTGACCCTGGAAAAACTCCACCAGATCCAGGAGATTCTCCGGACCGCCGAGGCCGATCCCGACGAGCCCACCGTCCTCGCGTTGAACGCGAAAGAGGAACAGAACCTCCTCCGGACCACGGAAGTCAAGAGCGCGGACTACAACACCGTCAAGGCCCTGGTCAACGGGACCCTCGGAAGCAACACCTTCATGGGGTTCAATTTCGTCCGCAGTCAGCTCGTTTATGTGGCTTCGAACGTGGCCTACTGCTTGGCCTGGAAGAAATCCGCGATGGGCGGCGGCACCCTGGAGGACGTGAAAGTCCGCATCGATGAACTGCCGACCAAGAACTATTCGACCCAGATCTACACCCGGATGGACCTCGGCGCGGTCCGAGTCATCGACGAGGGTGTGGTCGAAGTCCAATGCTACGAGGCTTAACGCCCCGAAGGAGGAAGGAGGATTGAACTATGGCTCTTAGAGTCCCTGTCCCCTCCGGGGGAAACGCGAACGAGCTGATTATGCTCGACACGGCCGGCCGGTGCATCGTCAATGTGACGAGTGCCGGGAGTGCTTTTAATGTGGCCGTCGCCAATAACAACTGCTCTTTCAACGGAGCGATCACCATCAGCATCGGCGGGAATAACTTCAAGATCCCGCTGGTGACTGGCTAACAACCAAACCAATCCCGAAGGAGGATTAAGACATGGGAGCTGTCAACAGTGTTGAATATGCCAAAGAAATCACCGTCCCCGTGACCTTCCTCGATCCCACCGAGGTCGGGGCAAGACTGCGGGTCCACAAAACCAGCTATAACACCGGGGCGAACGGGTTGGGAATCAACTCCACCATCGTTGGGCCGACCTTCCCGAAAGGCGCGAAATTCGTGCGCGGTTATCTTCACAGCGGGGCGCTTGGAACAAACGCCACTCTCAAGGTAACGCTCACGAAATACAACGCCAACGATGCCAACGGGAACAACGTGGATGTGCTGGCAGCCACTTCATTCGCGGCCAATGCACTCATCCAGATCCCGGACGCTGCGGGCGCTCTGCTCGCCTCGATGCTCCAGATTCAGGGAAACCCGATCATCACCCTGGCTGGCAATAATACCGCTGCCAATATGGCGATCGAGCTGGTGACCGAATACATCCTGGATTGATAGCCCGCCGGCTTTTTCTCCTTTCACCGGCGGCAGGGCCCGGGGGGATCTTCGGAAACTCCCGGGCCCATTTCCAAAAAGGAGAAAACAAAAATCGAAAGGAGAACTGTATGAAAAAAGTCATTTGGACATTGGTAGTCGATGACTATCCCAAGGAGATCACGGCACTTACGTTTCCTTTGATCCAGTCGTGGGCCATGAAGATCGGCGCGGAGTTTTGGGTTATCAACACCCGCGAATTCCCGGGATGGCCTCCGGTTTACGAGAAACTCCAGATCTTCAAACTCGGCAAAGAGAACGACTGGAACATCTACATCGATGCCGACGCGCTCATCAAACCGGATCTCTTTGATTTCACGGCGATGGTCCCGAAAGATACCGTCGTTTTCACCGGCCAGGATATGAGCGCCAACCGATTCCGGCCAGACAATTATTTTATGCGGGACGGCCGGTATATCGGGGCTTGCAACTGGTTCACGGCGGCCTCTGATTTGTGCATCGACCTCTGGCATCCACTCGAAGATCTGACCTTAGAGGAGGCCGTCGCCAATATTTACCCGACCTTGGGCGAACTCGGCAGCCAGATCATCAAGCCGGAGCATTTGATTGACGACTATATTTTGAGCCGGAACATCGCCCGCTATGGGTTGAAACACGAAACGATCAAGAGGCTCCAGGTGAAACTCGGGCGGGAAATGGACGCCTATTTCTGGCATCACTACACGGTCGGCGTGGACGAGAAAGTTGCGCAGATGAAACAAGTGCTCAAGACTTGGGGATTGCTCGCATGAACCCATTTTTTACCGATGATGTTCTAAGGGATTCTCAAAGATTGCCGTTCGTAGAAAGTCTCATGGCAATCGAAAAAATGAGCACTCTTGAGATGGGTATGATTATCAACCACTACGTTGCTAAAATGCCCGAAGACGAATGTTATCTAAACGTGGGAGTTTATCACGGATTCACTTTTTTTGCGGGAGTCGTCGGCAATCCAGATAAAAAGCAAATAGGAGTGGACCATTTCCGTGAGCGCGGAGGCAAGGAAGCATTTTATAAAAACTATCCTCTCTTCAAGGGTCCACTTACTAAATTCTACGAAATGGATTTTCGGGAGTATTTCAAAACCCATCAAGGAAAGATCGGAGTTTATTTTCTCGATGCAACTCATGACTTTCAGACTCAGTACGATGGACTGGTTTTTGCGGAACCTTTTTGGTCCGATACGATTCACATTCTAATTGATGATGCCAATTATGACGGAGCCCAGGAGGGGACTACGAAATTCCTAAAAGAGTATCCGGCATACCAAAAGACATTTGAAAACTCCAATTTTGAAAAGAACTTCAACAGCATCTATTGGAACGGTTTGATTGTTTTGGAAAGGAGACCAAAATGAAAGCAATCCGCGAGTTGGAGACCATACAAATCGAAGTTACCAACGCCTGCCATCGGCAATGCTCGAATTGCACCCGGCTGGTAGGCCATCACCCAAAACCCTATTTCATGGACCTGGAGTTTTTCGACCGGGCCTTGGAATCCACCGAAGGCGCCCCCAACCTGATCGGCATCATGGGAGGGGAGCCGTTGCTGCATCCGCAATTCGACGAGATCTGCCGGCGCCTCCATGCCAAGTATCCACCGGAAAAGTGCGGCCTCTGGAGTTCCTTTCCTCCGGGGAAAGAACATCATGCCGAGGTTATCTGTCAGACCTTCGGGAATCTCTTTTTGAACGACCACTCCCGGGACGACATTCTCCATTGTCCGATCTTGGTGCCTTCCGATGAGGTCATGGAGGATAAGGATGAACTCTGGTTTAGGGTGAATTCATGTTGGATCAATCAGTGGTGGAGTTGCTCTATCAACCCGAATGGTGCCTATTTCTGCGAGATCGCGGCTGCCCTGGGGATGCTGTTTGATGTGAAGGGGTGGCCTATTAAAAAGGGATGGTGGAAGAAGGCACCCATCGATTATGAACCGATGATGAGAACCTTCTGCTTAAAGTGTGGTTGTGCAATGCCTCTTCTGCGTCGACCATCAACAGATGGAATCGACGATATTTCTCCAAAAATGTATCAATGGTTGAAAGATTATTCGCCAAAGATCAAGGCGGGAAAATATCAGATCCATGACCTGAAACTCAAAGAGGAAACCCGCCAATGCGCGAGCTATAAGGACATCGATTACCGGCGCAAGATCGCCGAGCGTTACGACATGATCGTAGTTTTGAATGAACGGGGATATATGACCCCGCACCTAGCGGAAATCAAACGGCGGCGCAAACGAGAAGCCGCAGAAAAAACGATGGAGGTTTGAAATGGCAATCGTAGGCCCCACTCATGTTCCAACACCATTCGATGCCTCGGGGATCAAGGTTTACAAATGGACCGGCGGGGCAAACGGTAATACGGGGGATGCCTTGGTTCTGCCGAATTTCCCCGATCGCTCGGTGCAGCTCACCGGGACCCTGGGGACCGGGGGCAACTGCGCCATCAAGGTTTCCATGAATCCCGACGCGGCCAACGCCGTCTTTGGCGATGCTCATGATCCCCAAGGGAACGCTATCCTTTTAAGTGCCATCGGGGCGGTCGAATCTATCCTGGAACCGAGTTATTTGATCCGGCCGGTTATCGTAGGAGATGCAAATACATTGCTCGATGTTTGGCTCTTTTCTTACAGCGGGCGATAGGAGGAAACGATGGCAAATATAACTTTAGGCGAAGCTCTAAACGTGATGAGGGCACTCAAAAACCGCTATCGGGCGGTCGAGAAGCTCGAAGAGGTCCTGGCGCTCGCGGAAAGAACACCGACGGTTATCAAGGAATTGGAACATCAAAAAGCGGTCCTGGAGGATGAGATCGCCAAGGCGAACAAGAAACGTCAGGACACCGAGGCCGAGATCGACGCTTATCTGGCTCAGAGGCGGAAAGATTTTGAGAGTACGGTCAAGGGCCTGGGCGACCAGGAGGCGAAAGCACACGCCGAATTCGACAAACTGAAAAAGGGAATCGAAGATCGGCAAAAACAACTTCTGGAATTGCTGGCCAAGGCCGAGGATAAATATCAAGGCCGAATTGTCGCACTTGAAGAAGCCGAGAAAAAGGCTCAGGAGAAACTTGAGAAAACCCGGGCGGAGTTGGTAACTCTGCGCGAGAAACTTGCATAGGAGGAAAAAATGGGAGCGCAAAAAGTAACCGTGGGGGTGAAGATTGTTCAGCATTTCAAGGCTGAATGCTTTGACCGCTTGGGGAACCGGAAATGGGTGGATGAATTCGATAACCTCGTTGTCGATGCGGGCCGGAACAAATATCTCGACGCCACACTCAAAACCGGCCTGGCCGCACCGGCTTGGTATGTCGGACTAAAGGGGACCGGGACGCCTGCGGCGGCCGATACGATGGCTTCTCATGCGACTTGGAGTGAGATAGTACCTTACTCCAATGCCAACCGTGTCACCTGGACGCCTGGAACCATTTCCGACGGGAACCTGAGCAACTCAGGAAACGTGGCCGCATTCAATATCAACGCGAATACCACAGTTTTCGGCGCCTTCATGGTTGACGTGGTTACCAAGAGTGGGACTACTGGCAACCTCTTGGGAGTTGGGGACTTCGCGGCTAACCGGGCCGTTGAAAGCGGCGACACCCTGAATGTAACCGTAACGGCGTCCGTTGCGGCCAGTTAAGTTGAGCTGTGAAAATAGTCGCATGACGCCCGGGCGCGCCTGGAAATGTAAGGATCATCCAGTAATGAGGTTGACGGATTGAGACATCTTCGCTGGACAAAAACAGAATGAGGTCACAACCGTGAGTACGCAGATCGGCCCCATCTCCATAGCCGCTGGCGCAGATGATGGAGAGTTCTACCAATATGGTGGATGGAATTGGGTCAACGATTCCACGACTCCCTATATGGGGGATAGCGACGATGTTAATTATTGGGGCTATTTTACCTTTACGCTCCCATCTGCCATTCCCTCTGGAGCGACGATCGATGCAGGGACAAAGATAGAAATCTATGGGCTAGATATTTACAACTGGACTACCGGCGATGCACTCCAGATTTATGTTGAACAATCTTCCAATGCTCCCGCGATTGACGGAGTAGAAGACCGCCCGACTGGTGATGGTGGCGGAACGACATTGGGGGCAAGTTCTGTCCGTTGGCCAGTCAGTGGGGACTTAACTTGGACATATCCAGGATGGAATGAACGAGAAATTATTTCTCTAATTCAAGAGTTGGTGGATGATTACGGCGGATTGGCATCAGGAGCCAAGATCCGAATTTGGGTGACGAAGGCCTCTGGAACGGATACCGACGATCAAGTCGGCTGGGAATCCCTTGAAAATGCCGGAAGCAACCCCGCCAAGCTGACGATTGTTTATACGGCAGGAGGGAATACCTACAATGAAAGTCTTACTTTTTCCGCAGTGGTGGCACAACTTTTTGAGGAAACACTTTTAAGCCCAACCCGAATTTATCTGCCTTCAAGTGGGAGTCCTGCCGTAACCCCTAGCGATTGGGAGTTTGCCAATCAAGACGCCAACGCCAACACATTCGCCGGGGTTAGGACAAAGATCAATTCTGCCTTTGCGAATCAGGTTGGATCTACGGGCACGACAAGACCGATTTTAAAGGCCATGCTGCGCTATGTGGCTGGCCCTCTTACGGCACAGGAGATTTCCGGAAATATAAACGCGGTCATTCGGGCGATGGAAGATAACACCGGGGCGAATGCTACTTTAGGTATAGCCGTCAAGATTATCGCTGCAAATGGAGTGGATAGGGCGATTCTCCTTGCCGCCGCAGCATCGGATTCAAACGCAAGTCCCCAGGAGTTTGCGACTTCTTTAAACAGTCGGCGAGCATGGACGGCAGCGGAAGCGCGACCGATTCCTCTTACACCGGGCAATGCTACGGCTGGAGATTATCTCGTCATTGAACTCGGATTCAGATCCTACACTACGACCGCCCGGACCATCACTCTCCGGTGTGGAGATAACAACGCCAACAACCTTCCCGATGCAGACGCAGATGCAAATGAGTTTTGTCCCTGGGTCCAGTTTTCCGGGAATATCGGTTTCCAGGGCGGGAACAGTTTTAATGCCAACCTTACTCTTTCGGCAGTCGCAAACATGGGGCCGATTAGGAGTATGACTTTAAATCCCTCTCTTTCCTTGCTTGCCAATGCCGGTGTCGCCGAGGGATCACAGGGAATTTTCGGCAAGGCGATTTCCCTACCCGTTCTCGCCGAAGTGAATTATACGAAAAATATCATTTTCGGGAAAACCCTCTCTCTGGATGCGGCCGCAACCCAGGCGCAGATCGGGGGCCTCGCTTTCGCTGTCTCCTTGACCTTGACGGCCGCTGCAGGGCAAACCCAGATCAGAACCTTATCACTTAATCGGGCTCTAAGCCTTCTCGCGCAGGCGGGCGTATCTGAGGCATCCCAGGGCATTTTTGGGAAAGCAATCACCCTGGAAGGTATCGCCGAAATCGGGATCGAGAAGGTCTTGACGATCCTGAAAAGTCTTTCCTTGGATGCTACGGCCGCGCAAAGTCAAACCGGCGGGATGAAAATTGATGAGTCTATAACCCTTCAAGCCAATGCCACGCTTTCCGGAACTCGGAATGTTGATCTCTGGATGGTGCTTTCTCTCAATTCGGCCGCAAGTCTCACGCCCCAGGCGGCGGGGATCCTGGTTGGCTCGGTCATTCTTGCAGCCGTCGCAGGAGTGGATCCCGGAGCGGTCCTGAATATTCCGGCGGCGCTTTCTCTTGCTGTCGCCGCTGGCCAAGTGCAGAGTTGCGCCCTGATTCTGGATAAATCACTTAACCTCGAAGTCCTGGCGGCGATGGCGAGAACCTACGGGCTGGAGATTTCCAAGGTCCTGACCTTGGACGCCCAGGCGGGAATCTCCGGCGCGATCCCGGCAATTATTTTTAACCCTACCCTGGACCTAAATGCGGTCGCCGGCTTTTTGGCTGAAGGTGCAGGCGGGGAAGCACCAGTTTCCCTTTTCGCCTTCATCCCGGTCAAAAGACCAAGGAGGAGATAGATGGCGAGCGATGTCCAAATTTGCAATATGGCCCTATACCTTCTCGGGGCGGAGGCAATCACCGCCATTTCTCCCCCCGATGATAATGACCGAGCCCGCGTCTGTGCGCTCTGGTATGCCCCCAGCCGGGATGCGGTCCTCCGGGCGCATGACTGGAATTTCGCGATTCGACGCGCCACATTAAACTTGGATACCCCAAGTACGCCTACAAGCGGATATGATTATCAATTCGTCTTGCCAACCGATCCTTATTGCCTCCGGGTGATTGAAGTCAATGATGACCCGGAGGCCGATTGGGTGGTCGAGGGGCGGAGGCTGCTTTCTGATGATTCGACCGTGATCCTGAAATACCTTGCCCAGATCACGGACCCCGGGAATTTCGATTCCCTTTTCGTCGAGGCTTTAGCCGTGAAGATGGCCGTCAATCTCGCTATGCCGATCACCAAAGACGCAAAAGTAATGGCGAACATGAACCAACTCTATGAAATGAAACTCGCGGAGGCCCGGGGAGTAAACGATCACGAAATGGGCAACGTGCCCGAGCCGACCAGCCCCTTTATCTCGGTGAGATAATGCCACAAATTAGACCTATGTTCAATAATTTCACGGGAGGCGAATTTAGCCCCAGGCTGGAAAGCCGTATTGATCTGGACAAATACGGGAACGCCTGCAAGACGCTGGAGAATTTTATCATCATGCCTCATGGCGGGGTTTACCGACGCCCGGGGATGCACTATGTAGCTGGAGCAAAATATAATGATCGCAAGTGCCGCCTGATTCCCTTCGAGTTCAACGTCGAGCAAGCCTACATGCTGGAATTCGGCCACCTTTACATGAGGATTTTTAAGAATCATGGCCAGGTGCTGACGGCCGCTGCTTCTGAAACGAAACTCCTGCTTCACATGAATGGGGCGGATGCATCGACGACCTTCACGGATTCCGGGGTAACGGTCCATACCGTAACGGCCTATGGCAATGCGCAACTCGACACGGATCAAAAGGTTTTCGGCCAGTCCTCCGGCCTGTTCGATGGCGCGGGCGATTATTTGACAATCCCCGATCATGACGATTTTGATTTTTCGGGCGGGATTTGGACAATCGATGCACGGGTCCGATTTCATCCAGCTGGCGGAGGTTTCCAGACAATTTACTCCCAGAAGACGGATGATAATAATGTCTTCTTGCTCTGGACGGATGCCTCGGCTCACCTTGAATTGCTAATTTCGGATGGAGGATCAATCCTTGTTCAGGCAACCTCCAGTGATGCCTTTGTAGCCAATACCTGGTATCACATAGCCGTCGTCGAAAGCGGAAACAATTATTATTTATTCATCAATGGGGCACTGAAAGGTTCCACGACTAGCACAAGTAGACCCGCCGCTACCTATACGGGCAATGTCCTGATCGGAAACGTAAACTCAGGTGGAAGTGATCTTGAATTTTACGGATGGATTGATGAGTTCCGGGTTTCCAAAGGCATTGCTCGATGGACAACTAACTTTTCCCCGCCTATCCAGGAATACCCGCTGCCCGGGGAGGATCTACCCGTTGAAATTACTACAAATTACCCCTTCACGGAAGCGGATCTTGCAGGCATCCAAAAGGCCCAATCCAATGACGTCATGTGGACCGTCCATCGGAATTACCAACCCCGAAAACTATCCCGGACCTCTCATATAAGCTGGACTTTCTCCGCCCCCTACATGATTGATGGGCCATACCGCGACGAGGCGGCTACGCCTACCATTACCCCCAGCGCCATAACCGGGAATATTACTCTGACGGCCTCTGGTGCCCTTTTTTATCAAGGCCACATTGGAGCCCTTTGGAGAATCAAACATGGTTCCACCTGGGGCTATGTGCTGATCACAGGCGTTACGGATACAACCCATGCAACCGCGATGGTAAGCAGCATCAGCATCCTGGGGGGGACTGGGGCTTCCAATGCTCAGGCCGAGGGTGCTTGGTCTGACTACCGCGGCTGGCCAACATCGGTCATGTTCCATGAAAACCGCCTGTGGTTTGCCCGGGATCTGACCTATTGGGGATCAGTGAAGGGAAACGACCAATGGGAGAACTTCACCCCGGGAACGACCGACGAAGACCCAGTTACCTTCGCCGTGAACAGTGACCGGGTGAATCTTATTCGGTGGCTATCATCTAGTGCAGCCCTTATGATCGGGACCGCCGGAGAGGAATTCAGGGCACAAGGAAC